CTAAATTGTTATTCTTTTGTTCTGGTTTTATTTATATGATTTGCAATCTTAGTAGTCTTCATCCCTAAACAGAAAATCAGTTCCTCTGACTGCCATTAGTGGTTTATCTTCAAAGGCATCTTGGCCCGTATCAATTATTCCAAACGGTATCAATTCACGCATAAGTTGATCGTCATTCATTTCCCTCAACTGACTTATGGTATTTATATCAGTTAATTCTTTGAAAAATTGTTGATTAGATACCCAAGCAAAGAGTACGAGGCCCATCACAAGATCATCGTGACATCCAGATTCAGCTTCCCAACTCACACCTTTTTTGCTAAAAGTTGATAACTCTTTGATGGTATTAAAATCATTTAATATTAATTGATTCTGTTCTATCAGTAATTTAAGTATAGAGCATCCTACCGACTTTACGGTTTTTGTTGTTCGTACACCTTTATCGCACTTTGCTGCGAATCCTGTGGTCAGTCGTTTACCACCACGGCCTGCATTTTCAGTAAACAACATATTCTCATATTCAAAATCTTCATACAGCGTACTGGAAACTTGTTCACCAATATCGTTGACTTCAACAAGAATTTGTGCTTCATTATAAAAAGTACCTATTCTGTGGATCACAGTTGCGTAGTCCATCGGAGCAATCATATTGTCTCGGTATGTGCATACTTGCATATAAGGCATTTGAGTAGTATCTATAATTTGAAATGCCGAATAATCCAAACCTTTGCCGCGAGAAACATCAACTACAATAGTATAGTTGTGGTCGGCGATCGGATTATAGAACATAGACAATCCGTTACTCTCTTCTATTGGATCACGGTACACAAGTTCTTTCAGTTTGCTACCCGATATCAGTGTACCCGAACTGCCTAGGAATTCACATTCATACTCCTGCTTAAATTTCTCTGTATCAAAATCAATGGCCGCGAGGGTTTCTTCTTTCCATGATTCATCTCTACCTGGAACATCTTGCCATTCAACACGTACAAATTCATATCCATTGACACCCTTTCGAGCACCTTCACACGTTTTATAGAAATGATTCAGTCCGTTTGGAGTAGAGGTTAGAAGTACTTTGGTGGTATTACCTGATGATATTGTCGGAAACACGGACGCAAAGAATTGGTCCCAGTTCTCAACGAAAGCTGTCTCATCAATGTATAAGAAGGAGACAGACTTACCACGTATAGCAGAAGAAGAAGTCGCAGTAGCCACAATTTTAGATCCATTTTCAAACTCCACCGATCCTTTGTTCCACTCCACAACCCCTTGTTGCAGCCATTTCGGAAGTGCTTCATAAGCAGTTTTGATACGATCCAATATTTCTCTTGCAGCGTCTCCTTTATTTGCGAGTAGAGCGACAAGTTTATAATCATTAAAAAGTATATAATGAAGTATGAGACACACAGCAGTTGTTGTCTTACCTGCCTGTCTTGAGGTAACAACACAAGTTCGTCTGTTGTTTGTTGTTTTTTCAATGATCTCTTTCTGATAGTCGTAACACACGATTGGTATGAGTCCGTGATCTACGTGAACTATCTGAATATATTTTTCTGAGAAATAAATTGGATCTTTCGAGCAGAGTACATATTCACGGATCATATCTTCGGTCCACGGAATATCTACACCGTGTCTTTTTAGATTAGAGTTTCCTAAATACGTTCGATAATCTTCAATATCTTTAATTGTTTCTTTCATCATTCTCTTGATTAATCATCTTCAATAAATCACTTGTAGACCCTACGAATAAGTTATTATTCACGGTATTAGGCATAGTTTTTTCTTGATCAGTATCTAATAGTTTCTTTTTCTTCTCATGTAATTCTAGTAAGTCTTTGTTTAACTCACTCATATTTTTAATCAGGCCTGAAAGAACCTCATATGATCTAGGATGTTGTGATTGATCTGCAATTGTTAACAACTCATCCATCGATCTTGTACCTTTCTCTATAAGATCATACATATTCTTACGAACATATTCGACATCAGTTTCTGCTTGCTTGATTGAAGATAACTTGGGTTCATATGTTGTAGGAAGTCTCTCCTCTCGGTGCATCGGAGTGAGATCGAGTACTCCACCTATGATATCATCTGACATACTTATACCCCGTCATCTGGGAATGTTTCATCTATGTCCACTATGTAACCATAGTTTTCATCAGAAGAAATATTATCGGAAGAAACAGATATTGCTGCGTTTGATGTAGCAGCACCAGCTGCGGTTTGACCTGGACTTACCGTGATTCGTGTTATAACATCAGTGTTGCCAAATGCATCTTCAATATCAGTAAACAATGTCGCATCATACAACTGAGTATTCGCCAGTTTAATGACCCCACTCTTCTTGGTAGGTCCAAAGAAGAATCCTTTCATTGTATAATCAAAAGTAAAAATCAACGATCGTCTTTCGTCAAACGATCCCTCATACACATCGTCTTGCGAGGTGCCGGTGAGAACCAAAGGAATGTCGAGAGTAATATCTGGATCAGAGATTAACTGAACTGTCGTTGTCCACTCAGGAGTAAAAAACGGTAGAATCTGCTCTATGATCTGCGTACCATCGTCAACAGACTTTACAAAAATTGACAGAGAAAACTGAATGTCATAAGGTACTGGATTATACTGGTATCTTTTTTGATCTTCATTTGTATTAGAGGGTTTTGTTACAAACCGATTGATCGTGGACAATTTTCTTTCTGGCGCATAACTAAATCCTGTTATTTCAAATCCCATTCTAGGTAATGTAATTGCGAATGGTTGTTCTTGAGGATCTAAATCTGCATCAAGGCCTTCAATTCGAGCAAGAAACTTTTCTCTAGGTCCATATGCTAAAGGAACCTTCAGTGACGACTTGACATTACCAGATGCATCTTTGCGATTAACCCACACATCATTGAAGAGTGTGCCAAACAGTATGACATATTTACGGAGTGTACCGTGTGCGAACGTTTGGCCAAACATTATATATTACCCTCAGAGAATGGATTAGTTTCGGTGAAATCTATGATCGCATCACCCTCTATTTCTAGGGAAGCATTTTCTGAAAATGGATCCTCAACACTGTAAGAACTCGCAGCTGCTGGTCGACCAGTGTTTACGTCCATAATAATATCACCATTAGCATATGCCGAAGCAGTATTAGCAATAGCAATGTTTCTAGAGTAGAGTTCTTCAAGTTTATCAATCTCAGGAATACCGGTGTTGAGGTCTTCGTGGCCATATTCAAACAGTTCACAACGTAGATCATAACACTGCAAGGCACCCATCTGATAAAAGTTAGGCGCTTCGTGTTCAGTAAACTTGATAACATATACTTTGGATGTAAGCGGAAAGAATAATAAGTCACCTTCTTTCGGCCGCAATATTATCTCTGGTCCACCTATTTCATTAGCAAACACTCTCTGAGAAACAGTGAACGTAATCTCATCGCGAATTTGAATATTGAACTTAGAAAGAAAATCACCTTCGCCTTCAAAACCTTCAACATTCTTGATGTACATCTCAATCAGATAAGCATCATTATATGAGGAAACAACACCTTCTCCAAAAACATCATCTTTAGTTTCAATTGTTCTCGGACAGTAATACAAATCGTGTCCATAGATTTTAATTGATTCGATGATCAAATCTTCAATTAGATTTTGCTCGGCATAACTCTCAAAGTTATTGAAGAAGACATTAGTGGCCATAAGTGTTTATTAACCTATCATATCAGTGGGCGGCAGAGAATAATTTAGAATCATTTCTTCTTCCAATCTTTTAACTTCGGTATCAGCATCATCATATATCTTGTTGCCGTTAAATGTCACGCCGCCGGGTAATTGAAGTCCTTCAAACTTAGTGAGGTTACTTCCCCACTGTCGTTTAATTAACTGAGAAGTATAATGTTGTAACCAACGATCTGACCATACATCAGTGTATGTATCAGGATCAACAACTTCATAGGCCTCTACCAACATATACTCACCTACAGTCAACGATGATTTAGACTTATCGAGATGTAGAATGTTGCGATGTCGATTGTAACGAATCTGTGTTTTACCTACAAGCAGTTCTTGTACAACACCTAGATTTTGAAGTGTCATATAATAGTTTGTAAGACCGATATTGTTGAGTGTATGTAGATCGTTGAGTGCGATTTGATATTTTATGTTGAAAAGATCACCAGAAGACGAAGAAGTATCACCGATTTCAAATACCTTGACAACACCTATAATGTTTTCTGGTAAAGTGATAGACTGCGTTGAAATTGTATTCGCATCTATTTCATGTTTATAGTAAGTCTTCTCGGTACCATCGAAGTGATAATCCCAATAGAAACGTAATGCCTGATCAACACGGTCATCAACTTGATCATCATCAACATTGATCTCGATGACAGGT